AACAAGATTCGGCAATAATGCGCTTAATAGGTGTAAATGAGTCAATTTTTTTGTCGGCTAAACATTAAAAGATACTAATTCGTTTGTTATATTTTATTTTTTGTTTGTTAATTAGGAAGAATTTGGGGTGATACAATCTTTGCTACGATCTAAATACCCTTACCGAGCAAGATTACAAAGTTAACAAGTCTTGTTGTACCGCTGAAAATACTCTCTATTAGGTGCGTGAAAGACAAAATCAAAATATCTTCGACTTTGCTCGAGGATATTTTGATGCGGATTAATTATTTATTAACGATTCCCCTCTAAAAGGAAGCCATGAGGCTTTCCTCGTAGAGGGGAATCACTTAAAGGGATTTGGGATTTTATCTTAATAAATTTCTAGCATAAGAAGTGTTTCAGGTTATCTATAACATAGATAATTATAGGGTAATGGTTATGGATATTTCTCATCACAAAGTATACGAAAAGTTTTGCCTTCGACAATATTAACTTGCTTTTTTTCACAATAGGTATTCCCCTTATTAATGGAAATTTCCCAGTGTGATCCACCTCTATTCTTTAGTATATGGATCTTAAATTCATATGTTCCATTTTCGTCATAAAGAATTTTTGAGTTTCAATAGGATTAGACACGCTCTTTTCTTTATATCTAAAAGACTATCGTCTGTGAATTTGTGTGAGAGTAATAAACGGTAACTTAGGAGGGTTAGGACTCAAGTGAATGCCAGCGATCAAGATGAAGTTGGACGCTGGGTTCAAGCTCTAATTGACAGCAACAACCTTCATGCCTTTTATGTTTCTGCCTATTGGTTGCGGTTGAGGTCAGAAGTCTTGCTGGAATACAAGCATGAATGCCAGCACTGTAAGGAGCAAGGCTATTACAAACATGCAGATACAGTTCATCATGTTCAGTATGTTAGGAAGCATCCTCGATTAGCTTTAAGCAAGACGTATATCTTTGAGGGCAAGGAGAGACGGAACCTCATCCCACTTTGCCATAATTGTCACGAAGAGGTTCATGGGTATCGGCAGAAGAAAAAGAAGAAACTGCTGACGGAGGAGAGATGGGATTAAGTGAGGGAAGTTAATTGCCCGTATTGTGATGAACTGAACGCGGTTACAGAAGAGCACGAAAAAGATATGGCACAGTATGGCAAAACATGCTTCTGCTGCAGTAAGTGCAACAGGTTATTTGTGTTGCGAGATGATGGCGACGGTGAGTATGTTTCTGGTGGATACCCCCCGTCAAAATAAAACGCATTTTAATTTGCGGGGGCTTGACTCGGCAGGGTTATAGACAAAAGAGATTTCTTGAGATTCTCACATGATGGGGGGTGGGGGTATTTGGCAAGTAACAAGAAAAAAACAAAAAATGAAATCAGACAAGACCTTATTGACCAACTCGAAAGGAAAGGTATTTATGGCTGCCATTACCTAGATCTCATTGATGATTATATGGCCCTCTGGGATATCAAGAATAAGCTTATCAGAGATATTAGAAAAAGAGGCGTTTCTGTTTTTTGGAGCAATGGTGGTGGACAAGAGGGATACAAGAAAAACGATTCTATATCAGAACTTAATAAGACGAACGCCCAGATGCTAAAGATCCTAAGTGAGCTTAATTTGAAGGCAGGCAGCGCGGGACCGGCAGATGATGACGATGAGGAAATGTAGTTATCATACTTACATTGACTCGTATATGGATAACATACGCTCTGGTGAAGTTCCGGCCAGTAAAGAATTGCACCAGGCCATGGATTATATAGAATATAAGCTGAATAATTCCGACGCTTTTATTGACTCGGAGAAAATCGAAAAGGCTATTGAGTTAATCGAACGATACTTTGAAATGACGCTCTTTCCGTGGGAGCGTTTTATTATTGCCCTTGTTCATTGCTATTACAAGTCTTCGGATACAGTTGTGTTCGATGAATTTCTGATTATGATGGGTCGGGGCAATGGTAAGAACGGATTCATTTCTGGTCTTGCGTGGTATCTGACTACAAAATACCATGGCGTAAAAGAATACAATGTAGACATTATTGCAAACAGCGAAGATCAAGCGGAAACGTCATTCAATGACATTTACAACATGCTTGAATTGACTTGGAAAAAATCCAAGAAGTTCTTTTATAAATCTAAAGTGGAAATTGTAAACCTTAATACTCGGTCCTATATAAAATTCAACACGTCAAACGCTCGAACCAAAGATGGTAAGCGTTCGGCGTGTTTGATTTTTGACGAAGAACATGAATATGAAAATGCCAAAACTATTGGAGTATTCCAGTCTGGATTTGGTAAACGCAAGCATAGCCGAATTTTTAAGATTACAACGAATGGCTATGTTCGCGAGGGTGTACTGGACGATGATTTGAGATTAGCAGAAGACGTATTAAAGGGAATAATTAAAGAGATTGGCCTTTGCCCTTTGATTTATAAAATGAACAATGATGAAGAATGCGATAATCCTGATTTATGGGTGCAAGCAAACCCTTCTTTACCTTATCTTCCAGAACTCAAAAAGGAAATGGATAAGGAGTTTGTAGAGAAAGCCTATAAGAAACAAGTCGAACTAGATTTTTTCACAAAACGTATGAATTTACCGCGCAGTGATCAGGAGATCCAGATTACCGAGTGGGAAAATATTGCCGCTAGTAAAAAGGAGATCCCCGATCTGCTGGGCTGGACTTGTACGGGAGGACTAGATTATGCGGCATTAAACGACTTCGCAAGTGCAAACTTGCATTTTAGGTATGGCGATTTAAGATATGACATTAACCATTCTTGGCTTTGCCTCAAGTCCTATGACTTAAATAGATTAAAAATACCATGGCGAGATTGGGCGGCGGTAGGATGGCTTACGCTTGTCGATGAGAAAGAAATCCACCCGGATCTAATCGCCGAGTGGTTTTTTCAGCACGCTCAAAAATATAACATCAAGAAAATAGCGCTGGACAATAACCGCTATGCTCTGGTTACAAAAAGCCTGCGCGCTATCGGTTTTGACACTAAAGACTATAAAAACGTCGTCTGCATCAGGCCAAATGATATCATGAAAACCATCACGGTCATTGACAGCGTTTTTACAAATCAACAATTTATCTGGGGCGATTATCCCCCATTGCGCTGGGCTGCATGGAATACTAAAAAAGTCCGCCGTGGTCGACAAGAAGGAACAGACACCGGAAATTATTATTATGCCAAGATTGAAGCGAAGAGCCGGAAAACAGATCCGTGGATGGCAGTTGTTCATTCCATGTGCATTGAAAACGAGCTAGAGGATATGGGCGGGGGATTTGACGACCTGCCGGTAATTACCTGCTAAGGAGGTGATGATTTGGGATTAATAACATGGATTCGGGACCGCCTTGGTGGAAATATCCCGCTAAGCGGGACTGACTTAAATAGCGCTCTAAGCGAGTATGAGTATTTAATTGCAGATATTTATATTCGTGAACTCGCCTTTTGGAGCGCAGTTAATCTAATTGCTAATGCAGTAAGTAAATGCGAGTTCAAGACTTATCTAAAGGGCAAGGAGACCAAGGGTAATGAATATTATCTTTGGAATATAGAGCCTAACAAAAACCAAAACTCGAGCGGGTTCATTCATAAATGGATTTCTCAACTTTACCGGAATAATGAATGTCTGATTATTGAACAGAGTGGTCAGCTGCTTATTGCCGACAGCTTTAACAGAACCCCATACGCCCTTTATGATGATGTTTTCACCGGCGTTACTGTCGGTGATTTTACATTTAGCAGATCTTTTGTGCAAAGTGAAGTTCTTTACTGGCAGCTTTCAAATGAGGATATGCGCCGGGTAATTAATGGGCTATACCAGAGTTATTCCAAACTTATTGCATATTCCATGAAGTATTTCCAAAGATCGCGGGGGCTCAAAGGGAAATTCAAATATGAGACAATCCCCGTGGCTGGCACAGAGGAGCGCAAAGCTTTCGATAGTCTTGTAAATGAAAAATTTAAAGCATGGCTTGAAGCGGATAATGGAGTCATCCCCCTCGGGCGAGGACAGGACTTCACGGATCTGGGTTCAAAGACTTACTCCAGTGAGGGCACCAGGGATATCCGCGCCATGATCGACGATGTTTGTGACTTCACGGCTAAGGGATTTGGAATTCCTCCAGCCTTGTTACGCGGTGACGTTCAGGGTACATCGGATGCGGTGGATCAGCTTTTGACGTTTTGCGTTGATCCGTTAACCGACCATTTATCTGAGGAGATCATTAGGAAGCGGGTAGGAAAAACGGAATTCCTAAAGGGCACTTACTTGCAGATTGACACCAAGGCGATTAAACACGTTGATCTACTCAGTGTATCAACGGCAATTGATAAAATTATTGGATCCGGAGCTTTTTGTATTAATGACATTCGTAAGATTTGCGGTGAAGCTGTTATTGACGAACCTTGGGCCTGGCAGCATTTCATCACTAAAAATTATTCTACGGTTGCTGATTTATTGGCGGCATTAGACGGAGGTGGAGTAAGTGGGCAAGCAAATTGATGATGCAGAGGTCGCCGCTGGCAAGCTATTACTTGAAGGCTTGAGTTGGGCCGGTTCTAATCCAAGCGCAAATAGCATCCTGAATTACGATAAAGATACCCAAACTATTATCGTGGATGAATTAGGGCTTATGCGTCTAATACAAATAGCCAATCCAATACAGCAGCCACGGCGTATTAAATTGGGAGGAGGCGAGAAATGAAAATAACCATATTAAAAGCGGAAAAAGATACCGTAACCTTGACTACTGGAGTCGGGGAAGAACTCATAAAAACTGTTGCTGTAGTCTATATCGCTGCAATTGAGGTTGATGGGTGTCTAATTCGGGGTAGTTTTAGATTTGACGATGAATTTATTTTAAGCGAAAACGAAGCATGTAGTAAAATTGCAAACCTCTTTCTTGAAAACATTTCCTTGGAGGGAGGTGAAACAATTGAAAAACCGTAAACCCATGTGGGAATTAAGACAATCTACCAACCCCGACACTCTGGATATGTACATTTATGGGGATGTTGAGGGCGATTATTTTGACTGGTGGACCTGGAGTATGGTTGAAAGTGAAACTTCAGCAAATCACTTTCGTAATGAGTTGGCACAATATCCGGACGTTAAAAACATTAATCTGTACGTCAATAGTTACGGCGGTTCTGTTTACGAGGCTATGGCCATTAGGAATCAACTCGTAAGACATCCGGCGTTCAAGACAGCCTATGTCGATGGTTTTGCATGTTCGGCAGCATCCTTTATCTTAACTGGATGCGACAAAGTAGTGATGTACTCCAACACAATGCAGATGATTCACAATATGTGGAATGTTGCCATGGGAAATGCAAATCAATTACGTAAGGCTGCAGATGACTTAGATGTCATTATGCAGGGTAACAGGCAAGCTTATCTTGAGAAGTCCGGCGGTAAAATTACCGAAGAAAAACTAATAGAACTATTAGATGCTGAATCTTGGCTTACGGCTCAACAATGCATTGAGTATGGATTAGCTGATGAAATTCTTGGCCAGGAAGCCGACTTAACAGAAGCTCAGCAAATGCTCCAAAAAATGAATAAAACATTTGAGCAGCATTTGAGTTACAACAAAGCGTTAGCTGCCCAGGTTAGAGAATTTAATCAAAGAAGAGAACCTCCCAAACCAGCTGATCCTCCGTCTCCAGTCACGCCAGAGCCAGAACCTCCTGCACTTCCTCCCGAACCACAAGAAAATAAACCCATGAAGTTTATGGCGGCATTGTTCCGCTAATTTTTATGCCTAAAAGGAGCGATGAATCAATGAAAAACCTCGATATCTTAAATCAAAAGAAAATGGAAATCCTCCAGCGTATTAACCAAGCTGTAAAAGATGGCAATGAAGAAGCTTTTGCTCAGGCCTTCACTGAGTTTTCTGACCTTCTTCAAGAGGCTGTTTTGGCTGAAGCCAAGGGGCTTATTCAGGCTGCTGACAATCAGATCCTAGCCGGTCGCGGAGCTCGTGCCTTGACCAGCGAAGAATCAAAGTATTATCAATCTCTTATCGATGCAATGAAGTCTAAAAACCCGCAACAAGCATTAACGGAACTTGATGTAACTATTCCCGAAACCATAATCGACTCTGTATTTGATGATATTGTCGAGGCTCACCCTTTACTCGACGCGATCAACTTTACGCCAACTGGAATGCTTACTGAAATCCTTGTGAGCACGCTTGACGGGCGGCAAATGGCCACATGGGGGAAACTAACTGCAGAAATAATCAAGGAACTATCTGCAGGATTTAAGGCAATCAATCTGGCCCAAAAGAAGCTGTCTGCATTCATCCCAGTTAGCAAGGCTATGCTCGATCTTGGTCCAACCTGGATTGATCGGTATGTGAGGGCCCACTTATCTGAGGCCATCTTTAATGGTCTTGAGAGCGGAATTATCGATGGTTCCGGAAACGATGCTCCAATCGGCATGAGACGTGATCCGAATTCCGCGCTTGATCCTACAACCGGATACGCTCCATTAGCCCTTAAAGTTCTCAATGAAATTACTCCGGAAACATACGGCGAATTACTTTCTGAGTTGGCCGTTGCGCCCACAGGGCTACAAAGAGCAATCCGGGAAGTGCTTTTTATTGTTAGTCCGAAAGACTATTTTGCAAAAATCTTTCCAGCAACTGCATATCGACAACCTGGTGATGGTGTGTATGTAAACAATATTTTCCCATTCCCGACTCGCCTTGTTCAATCGGTTTATGTTCCAGAAAACGAGGCAGTTATTGGTTTGGGAGATCGTTATTTTATGGGCCTTGGCACAGGAAAAGGCGGTAAGGTAGAATTCTCCGATGAATATCGCTTTCTAGAAGATGAACGTATGTATTTAACGAAACTTTATGGTGATGGCAGACCTTTAGATAATAAGTCGTTTCTGCGACTCGATATCACCAACCTGAAGTACACACCTCCATCGGTAGTTATTCAAGGTGTAGTGGCAACTAAAGAGCAGACCACGTAATTGGGGTGATCTAAATGGCATTGCCTGCAGGACTGCTTGAGGCAGTCCGAATCTATCTAGATATAACCTGGGACGATCCTGCCGGTGACGAAAAGCTCACCGGCATTATTGCCAGGGGTATGAGGTATCTTGATGGAGTCGCAGGGGAAGCACTTGATTACTCAATCGAGGACAAGCCCCGTGAGCTCCTTATGGATTATTGTCGATATGTTCGTTCAAACGCATTGGACGAGTTCCAAACTAATTACCTGCATGAACTCTTATCCTTGCAGATAAGTAGGGAGGTTGCCAGATATGATCAAGAACAAGGCACCGTCCTTTAATGATGGAGCATTAATGATTTATAACGTTGGAAACATTGCACCGGCCGGTAACAAACCTAAAGAAGGACTGACTTTAAAGGTTGGCCCTTTGCACTATGAAGAACGAACAGTGGGCATGAGTAGATTTTGGACAGCTCTGCAAGCACAGGTGAGTATTGATCTACTCCTTCGAGTACCCCAACTCCGCAGCGTATCAACGCAGGATATTGCCATTCCAAACGATGGCCAGCAATACGAAATCAAGCAGATTCAGTATCCTGAAGATGTGAGTCCACCAGTCATGGATCTATCCCTTGAAAGGTTGAGTGCAGATTATGATCTCGCTTGATGATTTAAAGAATGCCTTACTAACAGTAACAGATAACGTTGGTCATTACGAAGCATTCAAGAAGGACGATCAATACATTGTTTGGGCAGAAGATGGACAAGCGTCAGCCAGTTACAGTGACAATCATATGAATAGCCAGGTAATAACCGGAACAGTGGATTATTTTACAAAAACCGAGAACGATCCGAATTTCGGAAAGATCCAAGCAGCACTTAACAGCATTGATATTGCCTGGAGGCTTAATTCTATTCAATACGAAGATGATACTAAATACATCCATTATGAATGGGTCTGGGAGGCGGTGATGGGCATTGGCTAAAATGGCAGTTAAAGGCTTAGATGAATACGCCAGGAAGCTAGATCGGCTTGGAGCTCAAGCTCCCCAAATCGCGAAGAAGGCAGTCTACGCTGGCGCTAACGTCTTAGCTAATAAAGTCAGGGAAAACCTCGAAGGAAACTTACAGGATCTAAGTTATGTTGGGAAGCAAAGTACCGGGGGACGGATAACGAGGTTATTGAAAAGAAATAGGCCTACCGGAGACTTACTCGCGTCTTTCGGTATTGCCCCAATTTCCGCTGATGATCGTGGCAACACAAATACTAAAATAGGTTTTGAAGGGTATGATCATAGAGGTATTCCTAATGCCTTAAAGGCCCGGGCCATGGAAAGCGGTACAAGTGAATTAAGGAAACGGCCGTTTGTTCGACCTGCCGTGAATGCCGTTAAGGGCAGAGCGCAGCAGGAAATGAGCAGTGTCATCGATGAGGAAATTTCAAAGATTTATGCCCTATAAGGAGGGATTAACTTGGATAAAGATTATGGTGAGTTTGTAGGCGTAGATAACCTACATGTGGCTATCGTAACCGCTGACACTGAAGAAACTTATACTGCTGCTGTTCCTGAATACTTAGCTCCGACAGCCGAGATATCGTCTGATACAAAAACAGATAGCGTAACAACGTATTATGACAACGTCCCTGGATTTACCTATAATTCTGAAGGAGAAACCACTCTTAAAATTACCATTAGTGGCATACCAGCGGCGAAAGCAGCCAAGTATTTAGGTAAATATTATGATGAGGCCACCGGGCTTGTATTAGATACAGGGCAGCCTAATCCTCCTGATGTTGCACTTTCGTTTAGGTTTAATAAAGGCGCAGACGGATACAGGTATTATCAATATCTTAAAGGGACATTCTCTGGAGGAAGCGAAGAAGCGAGTTCTAAAGCCGATAAAATTGATGCAAAGACTTATGAACTAACTTATACTGCCGTCGTAACAACTCATCAATGGTCCATCGACGCGGAGCAGAAAGGGCTTAAACGGATCTACGCAGATACAGCGGATGCTAACTTTACCAGCGCAGCAGCTTGGTTTAATGCGGTTAAGGTACCGGTAACAACTCCTTAAGATTTAAAAAATAAATGAAAAATAGGGCGGCCTAGACCGCCCTTGTTGTTTGGGAGGATTTATGAAAACACTAGTCCTTAAATTTGGTGATAAAACATATACAACGAGCAGGATTACAGCTTATCTTTCGCGTGAAGCCTTTGCTATAAATAAAGATTTATTACAAATTGCCAAGGATTCTAAGGCGATAGATAAAAATGACCTCGAGGAAGTCGAAAAGCTCTTGCAGGATATGGACGATATCGCTGCTCGAAAGGCTAATCTTATTTGCGAAGTATACGGTAATAAATTCACCGTTGACGAACTAGAAAAAAACTTAACTAATCAAGAAATTGACGACCAAATCAAAAAGATTGTTCAAGGAATTTCTGGGGTAGTCGAAAAAAACTAAGAGGGGGCGTTCTTGATAGCGCCCCCGAAGAAATTCCAGATCCAGAGCAATCCTTAATGGGGATTTATAGAAAGTTAGCAAAAACCTACGGATGGAGTCCACGAGAAATAGATGAAACTAACCTCGAAACACTGTTCGATTTCCTTAACTACGATGATCCTAATGTAAGGATTAAAAACGGAAAGATTTATCGTAGGGCGCAAAGGGTCCCTAAATGGCTTTAAAGGTACTGAGATTGAACTGGTTGTTTAGGAATTTTATTTTTTAGTGAATTTAAGAATTTATCCCAATGTAAAGATGCTCCAACAATTTCGAAAGAGATAACCTTTATTTCTTCTGGATCATTTGATGGGTGATAATTGATTACAAAGAAATGTCGTGTGTTTGTTTTCGTTTTGCTGCCCGTTCCGGATAAACCGCCAATAACAGCTCCTAAAGGGCCAAGCAGTAAACCGCCTACAGCTGCACGTCCAATGACGCTTTTGCTTTGTTCAATTATTTCTTTTTCGGATGCTATGCCAACAGAGGTTATTTGTCGATATGGTAGGAGTTTTGGGGGAACTTTAGATAACCTCATAGCCACGGATAGTCGTTCGTTTGAATCATCTTGTGTTATGCAGACAGCGGCGTTTCCATAGCCGTCTATACCTTGAACGTGCGCAAAATTACATGCTAAATTTCCGCTCTTGTCTTTGCTCCCAAATATAGGCATAAGTGGCCTCCTATCATTTCGTTTAATTAAAAAAATTATACCCTTTTTTATGTTATTTGTAACAAGAATTATGCAACCGAAAGGTTGCTTTTTTGTGTTCGGACAGAGGTGAGAAAAATGGCTTACGACATTGGTCCCCGAATTGGGATTGAAGGAGAAGTTGATTTTAGGAAAGCAATTAATGATATTATCTCTACCCAACGCACCCTTGCTACAGAAATGGATGCCGTCTCATCAGCTTTTGATAAAAACGATCAAAGTGAAGAAGCCCTAACAGCTAGAAATGAAGTCCTAACTAAGCAGATTGAAACACAGAGACAAAAACTCGCTGCTCTTCAAAAAGGACTTGAAGCAGCCGCCGAGAGATACGGGGAAAACGATAGAGTTACCCAAGGATGGCAGCAGGCTGTAAATAGGGCAACTGCTGATCTAAATAGAATGGAACGCCAACTGAGCGATAACAATGCAGCCATTGATGAAGTTAGTTCAGAAACAGCTGGTGCATCGCAGGCCATTGATGATCTCGGAGACTCAATGGGTAATGCCGGAGAAAGAGCATCATTATTTGGGGATGTTCTTAGTGCCAATTTGGTCACCGATGGACTGGAGAAAGTTGCAGAGTCTACTAAAGAAGCTGCAAAGTCTATACTAGAATTTGCGATGACCTCAGATTCCTCGGTGGGTAAGCTCCAGGCCCAGCTGGGACTTACCGAAGATCAAGCTGCAGACTTATCTGCAGTCGCCGAGACTGTTTGGTCCAATGGTTTTGGGGATAACTTGGAAGAAGCAACTGAATCCGTTGCAACCATTAGGCAAAGTCTCGGTGATATGGCCGAAGACGAAATGGGCAGTATTACTCAATCTGCATTAACCATTAAAAAAGTATTTGGAACCGATGTTAATGAATCTATAAAAACAGTTAAGACCATGGTCCAAAACTTCGGCATTTCTGCATCTGATGCGTTTGATCTTATTACTGTCGGGTACCAAAACGGGCTTGACTATTCCGGAGAGTTCCTCGATACCTTGAATGAGTACTCGCCTCAATTTAAAAGTATGGGCCTTTCGGCGGATCAAGCGATGCAACTATTGATTCAGGGATCTCAAAATGGAGCATTTAGTCTAGATAAAGTTGCTGACGCAATGAAAGAATTCAATATTAGAATTAAAGATGGCAGCACGACAACACAACAAGGTCTTGAGGCCCTGGGTATCAATTTTCAAGAGTTAACAACAAAGCTTGGTAATGGTTCCATTACGACTGGAGAGGCAATGCAGCTGGTTATCGATAAGCTTAATAGCCAGCATGATACAGTAAAGCGAAATACTGCCGGCGTAGATTTGTTTGGAACTCAATGGGAAGATTTAGGCGCCGAAGCTGTCTTATCAATGGGTAATATATCTAATTCGTTATCGGGGGTAGAAGGTGCTACGAAACGTGCTGGAGATGCAGCAAACGATAATATAAGAGCTAAATTTGAAATAGCCTTTAGAGGCGTCCAAGAAGCAATTGAACCATTAGCGGAGCAGGTTTTGGATTTTGCAAATAACATAATGCCTCAAGTCGAGGAATCATTACAATGGGTTTCAAATCATTCTTCTGAGATTGCAGCAGGGGTTGCAAGTATAGCAACTGCAACTGTTGGACTAAAAGCATTAAGCGTGGTCAACGGTATTACTGAATCATGGAAAGCATATAAGATTGCTGTAGAAGGCGCAACAGTTGCTCAGTGGGCGTTGGATGCAGCCCAAGCTGCAAATCCTATAGGATTAATCGTTGTTGCCTTGGCAGCACTTGTTGCGGGTATTATAGTTCTTTGGAACACTAACGAAGGTTTTCGAAACGCAGTTATTGGTGCATGGACGGTAATCTCGACAACAGCGCAAGCAGTATGGGGAGCAATTGTAACGTTCTTTACCGTCACTATACCGGGCGCAATAACATCGGCCATAAGTTGGTTTTCACAACTTCCGGCTAATATCGGTACAATTTTCGGGCAGATACCATTGCTGGTATCTAATTTTTTTACGGCTGCACTTGCAAGCATAACGGCTTTCGGAAGCAATATCATCAATTGGGTTGCGACAGAGATTCCTTTATTCATAAACAGTTTTATAAATTTCATGAACGAATTGCCGGGGGAAATCGGTTATGCCCTCGGTTTTGTATTAGGTACGATCGTAAAGTTTGGCGTAGATGCCCTTAATTGGGTAGTAGCTGAAGTGCCAAAAATAATAACTGGGATCATAACATTTTTTACTGATTTACCCGGAAAGATTGCAACGGAATTTATGAACGTAATCACTAAGTTTGGGGAGTGGGGGTCTAATGTAATAAGCTGGATTACCACAAACGTCCCAAATTTTATTATGGGTATCGTTAATTTTTATGCCGAGTTACCTGGTAAGGTATACAGTTTCTTGACTCAAGTGGTAACTAACATGGGAACATGGATAAGCAACATGGCGAGTAAGGTGGCTAGCGGAATACCTGGGATAGTATCGAGCATAATTAATTTTTTTAAAGACCTTCCTGGTGACATGCTGAATATTGGCGAAAACCTTGTAAAAGGTTTATGGAATGGTATGACCGGAATGACGACCTGGCTAAAGGATAAAATTAAAGAATTCGCTGATGGAGTTATACATGGGATGAAAGATGCCCTGGGTATTCATTCGCCATCGCGTGTAATGCGTGATGAAGTAGGATTAATGATAGGCTTGGGAATGGCGGCAGGAATTGATGATAGTATAAGGCAAGTTAAGAGTGCGATGGCGCGCCTTAATCGGAATATTGTTTCTGATGCTGAGATAACAACTAATGCGAATGTTACAACGCAAGGAAGTTCCAATTCTAGGTTAGGCCGTATAACATCTAGCTTCACAGGACCATTACTTCACGTTGATAAAATCGTAATATCAAACGATATGGACATACAAGAATTAGCCAATAAGCTCGGATTCTATTACAAACAAGTAACTGCGGCAAAGGGAGGAGGCTAATATGTAAATGTACAGCTTTAACTTTTTGGGAAAAGATAGCTTTAGTGATTATGGAATAATCATCGAAAAGAGGCCTGTTATCCCGAAACCACAGAGGAATATTGATTATATTGAAGTCCCTGGAAGGAGCGGAAGCCTTAGGATTGACTATGAAACGTACAACGATAACATCATTCCAATTCAATGCTGGTTTAAGGATAATGACGTTGCTAGTAAGGCTGATGAAGTTAAAGCCTGGCTCAATAGTGGAGGAGGCCGACTCATCCTTAGTAACCAGCCGGATCGTTATTATTTAGCTCATGTTACAGATCAAATTGACTTCTCGCAGGAATGGAAAATATTTAGCCAATTTCTTATCAACTTTAGGTGCCAACCTTTTAAATATGCTGTAACAAATGATGTAATAACATTAGTTGCGGCCGGAACTGTGACGAATCCAGGATCTACAGCAAGTAAGCCTATCATTAAGTTATATGGGGCCGGTTCTATTGAGCTTACGATAAATTCGGCCAAAATTACTCTTAGTAACATAACTGATCATATCATTATTGATTCTGTCTTGATGGACGCATATAAGGCCGATAATACTTTGCAAAATAGTAATATGGCGGGTGATTTTCCCACATTAATAGCGGGGTCTAATACTATTTCATGGTCCGGGAGCATTTCCAAGATTGAGATCACTCCTAATTGGCGGTGGTTATAATGATCTCTATTTACGATAAAAATACAGCCAACTTTAACAATAACGGGCTTGTAGTTCTTTCTGATTCAATGTCTTGCAATATCGCTGAGGAGTTAAATGGGTCCTATGAACTAGGGTTAGAATACCCACTCGATGAGCGTGGTAAATGGAAATATCTTACTGAAGACAATATTGTTAAAGCTGATGGGCAGCTTTTTAGAATCTATCGGCGAACAAAGACATTGGCGGGTATAAAGGTTTATGCTCGTCATATTTTTTATGATCTGAGCGGTAATTTTGTCGAGAACTTAATCTTAACTGATAAAACTGGAACAGAGGCGCTTACTGCAATTTTATCGAGTACTCAATATACTCATAACTTTACGGGATCCGGAGATCTTTCCTCATTAGGCAGCGCGATATACTCGCAAAAAAATCCTATCGAGATTCTTTTAGGCGACAAAGGAATTATTAGCGTATGGGGTGGAGAGTTAAAACGAGATAATTTCTCGATTCAACTTTTAAACACAAGGGGAGCGGACCGGGGAGTCCTTATCAGTTACGGGAAAAACATTCAAGGTATTGAAGAGGATCTTGATATTACAGAGATTTACACTAGATTTCTACCAGTTGGTAAAGACGGACTAATGCTCCCGGAGAAATATGTTGACAGCCCTAATGTTGGGAATTATCCTTATCCGCGAATATTACCCGTTAGTTTTAATGATATAGACACAGAAGATGCACTTAGAAGCGCCATAAATGCTTACATTGCCAAAAGCAAGGTAGATCAACCTTCTTTTAATTATAAAATTGACTTTATCGAGCTATCCAAGACCGAAGAATACAAAAATTATTCAACCTTATTTGAGGCTGTTAGCCTTGGCGATACGGTAACAATCCGACATAGCCGACTCAATATTGATCTTAAGGCAAAGGTTATCAGAACCGATAAAAACTGTCTTGTAAACCGTATTGAGAAAATTGAGCTTGGCAGTTTTAAGAGTAATACTGTGACAAGCCTTATAGCGACTATTCAGGATTTACACGGTGAGATAGCTAAAGCTACAGACTATATAGGGTTACAATACCAAGAGATTGATACGACCCTAACAGGGTTATCCGACGATATTAGCAAGTTCTCCTCTGACGGTTATATTTCTCTAGCTGAAGCAAAGGCCCTGAAAAATGATCTTCAAAAAGTAGTAACCGAGTCTGCTGATTACATTAACATAGCAATCGCTCTAGAAATAACCGACGAAGAAATTGCCTACGCTAATGCTATAGCAGCCCTACAAACTGAACTTAACACCAATTGGATTGACCAGCCTAAGTACCCCATAGCGATAACCCCCGAAGAAAGAACCCATATAGAATCCCTTTTTAGCAATGCACAAAAAGCACTTGGGGTTTTGAAAGATAAAATTGACGCAGTAAAGGATGATAACTCGAAGAGCTATGTAGCGAGCCAAGTAACGGAGCTGAATACGGCTCTTAGCGCTCTACAAGCTCAACTTAACGTGTATATCTCTGCAGGGAAAATAGAGCAGAGCGAGTCCGTTATCCTCGATACCCTGTCCGTTAATTTGCAGCATGAATCCGACGATGCAACAACCATAGCTGAACAGCTTAAGCCTCTCGTTGAAGGAACAGACTTACGGAACCTAACGAACGCAGAAGCAGAGTATATAAGCGCCGTGTCAGGGGCGCGTGAAGATATAGGATATTTAATTGGGAGAGGCCAGTACCCCTACACAATACAAGTATCAAAAGGTAAGGAGTATAATAACAAGTTAAAACTTGTTGAGACAACAAAAAATACCCTCGAATCCTTAATCACTAGCATAAGAAGCGCCAACGAACTAACTTATACCGACGAACAAGTCTTTGAAGCGAATGTTGCAATCGTAGCCTTAAAACTTGATATAACGAACTTCGCCGCTGATAACTGGATAACCCTTACGGAGTCGCAAACCTTAAGCGCCGCCTATGACAAGATTAACTCCGAGAGCAATGATGTAGTAAATGTAGCAACCAGCCTAGCGGTAGACCCCACGCTTATAACAGCATACCAAGACTCTATAACCGTATTGGGAACCGAGCTAGCTAATTGGGTCAGTCAGCCAGTGTACCCGCTTAAGATGACTACGCCTCAAAAGAAATCTTTACTGGATAAATTTAAGGCCGTTCTTAGCTCAGAATCGAAACTATCGGATGCTATTTCCTTGTTAACCCCTGAGTATTCCGTTAACGGAGAATTGTACGCGAAGGGTACGGGAGGAAATAAGGTTCTGAATCGAGTCTTGAAGATCAACAAGAAACAAATCTACAACACCAACGGTGACGGGCTTAGGCTCACGGTTATTAACCGGGGCGACTTATCAGTAGTTGCCGCGGATACCAAAGTATATGCTACGTCTACTGACGATCAAGCTCGGTTAGACCTCGCGGCTAAATTAAGCTCTCTGGACGATACGGTGATTGTTGTATTAACGTCTTACGGCTCAATTGGCTGGAATCAAGCCTTACTTGACGCTATGGCTAGCTGTGGAGGCTCTGGAAAGGATACCGGAATTGGAAAGATACCCTTTGCTTTTGTGGGCATACCGGGACTCTTTAAGGGTTGCGGATTAGAGGTTATCTCAGATGCCGGTACTAAGTCTCCTCCAGCGGAAATATCTACGAAGATAATAGACGGAACGCCTCAAGGATTAGCCATAAATGGCTCCGTTATTTCCGCTAAGGCAACCCTAGCGTTACAACAAGCTATAGCTGAATTCAATAGCGTTATCGCGGCTCTATCTAAGGTAGTTAACACGAGTAATAATGTTGTATCAACGTCAGAGAAAAAAACTGTGAAGAAGTATTGGGACTCTATCGTAGCAGAAAAACCTTCTTTAGAAACTAATGCTAACGAGTACAATCTTACTAACTACCCAGCTATTGGGGATAAACTAGCGAGCTACGGGAGCGCTTATACTTCTCTTAGTGCTTATATAACGCCGATCTTAGCGGATTCTACCCATAATTCGACGGTAGTTAGCAATACTTTTTTAACAACTTTTAGTAACTATTACCAAGCAAGAATAGACCTTTTAACAGAGATAGCAACAGTGGCAAAGGATTATATCAGCGATGCAGTTGCGGGTCTGGCCGGAGCGCTATCCAACCTAGGGCTAGACATTAATAGCGCTTTTGATGATGGTTTTATAACTGAGAAAGAAGCAAGTGACTTAGCCTTAAAATTAAATGAGCTTGAATCAGAGTCTACCCCCTTAATAGATCTCGCAAATAGCCTAGGGTTGGACAAGTCAGGAGATACCGAGAAGAAGAATTATCAAGATGCCTTAACGGCCTTAGCGAATTCTCTTAGCCCTTTTATCAATCAAGACAAGAGCAAATATTCAATAGCTATTACTGCTGATGAGAAAACGCTAGTGGGAACTTGCTTTTCTGGTGTACAGAATACTAAGACTCTCCTAATAAACAAGTTAGCCTCTGTCCAAATAGACAACGCGAAGGCAGTAGTATCTGCGAACTTGGTTAACTTCGTTAATACTCTCTACTCGTCGGATAGTACGAGTTTCCAAAGTCAAAGTGACGGGAAGATTGAGTGTTGGTTCTATAGTTACCCCCCGGGGTTAGATAATTTCCCCAGTAATTCATGGAATTCTTCAGCGATTAAGAACTATCACCTAGGAGATTACTTTTTTGATATATCATCGGGTAAAGTCTATAAGTTTACCCTATCGTCGGGTTATCAATGGACACAAGTAACCGACCCAGAGGTTATACAGGCCCTATATGATTCGTCAAAGCTGCAAGGATCTCTTGATAGGAGTTTGAGAATATTTACAAACACTCCTACCTCTCCTTATAGTATCCAAGACCTATGGAGGGGTGTATCCGGAGACTTAAATATTTGTATAGCCAGCCGCCAAAATGGGACCTATAAGGCTTCGGATTGGATATCTTCTTCCGAATATACGGATTCTGTAGTTGCGAGTATAACCAAAGCCTTGGCAGATCAATCCCAGGCAGACTCTACTTCTGCATTAGAAAGCTTAGAAGACATAGCAGACGGCAACAAGATAACAAAAAGTGAGAAAATAAAGACCCTAAAACCCATATGGGACGCAATTGTATCAGAGAAAGCCAATATTGATGCCCAAGTTTTTTTATATCCTTCGACTACTATGACTGGGTATTACGGAAACTACACCGACGCTTTCAGTGACCTGGATGACTATCTAAATCACACCATTTTAAGTGGGAATTCCTCCCCAATACTATCAGATCTAACGGTTACTTCAGTTATTATTAGGTCCGATTATGATATGGTATTTAATAATTACTATAATTCTAAAAATACACTTCTTAACTATATAGCAACTTCCGCTAAGGCTTACGCGGATACCGTATACCCTACCTATGGAGTATTGGACAACGAGTCGGCGGTAATAGCCACCGATTCAGCAGGTAATAATGGGATATACTCGGGGGCTATAACAAGAATGTACGTCTATAGTGGAAGTAACGACGATTCTGATAATTGGACTGTCACAGCAACTCCTAGTGCCGGAGTTACAGGATCACTATTGGGTAAGACTTACACTGTAACTAATATGACTGTTGATACAGGGTATGTGGACCTAACTGCTTCGAGGAGTGGATACACGAATGTTACCAAGAGATTTTCCTTGGCTAAATCGAAGGCGGGACTAGGACAAGACGCCACCTCTTATTGGCTTGTTACTGACCCAGCTATCTCAAAATCTTCATCGGGGGTTTATATTCCCTCTAGTCTAACAATATCTGCAAAATCTCAGACCGGCAAAGACAGTCCTACTGCATATTTGGGAAGATTCAAAATAGAAACTTCTACAGATGGGACTTCTTATTCTACGGTCTACACAAGTTCAAGTAATGAGTCCTCAACTTCTTATACAATACCCGCAGGACTTAAAGCCTTGAGAGTTAGCCTGTATCTTAAAGATGGAACTTCAACTCTCCTAGATCAGCAAGTAGTTCACGTTGTATCAGACGGGGCCAACGGTACAAATGGGATAAACGGAACAAACGGCTCATCTTCTTATTTCCATGTAAAGTATTCCGACGATGGCGGACAAACCTTCACCTCTAATTCAGGAGAGACGCCCGGAGCCTATATGGGTACCTACACAGACTCTAACCCAACGGATTCTATGTCAGTTAGCGCTTATACTTGGGTTAAGATACTCGATACAACAGCCCTAGCGATGTTAAATAATATAGCTAGTGATTCTGTATTAACTCCTACGGAGAAAGTTTCTCTTAAAAGAGAATGGGATGTTATAAAAAACGAGTATTCAATTATTTCCTCGGAAGCAATGACAAAAGGTCTTATGAACTGGGAGGGAGTAAGAACTGCTAATTTTCAAGCCTACTACAACAGCTACCATAATGGAATGTATGATTATTTAGAGGGCTTGTTAAGTAGTTTAACATCTCAAAGCTCTATTGTAAGAACGGATTTCAATAATTATTTCGCCACCTACTACAATTGCAAACTTAACCTTATGAATGACCTTAATCAGTATTCACAAACAGGAGCATCAGATGGTAGGTTCGATAAAACTACAACGGCCCCTTCTGGCTCAACTAGGTTAAATTATTCTGGTAATTTTTATGCTACTAAAGTTTTTAATGCCTATTATGCAGACTATGCTGAATATTTTCTTAAAGACGAGGAAATAGAAGCAGGAGACGTTGTAACTAGAAACCCCGAAGGAGAAGGTTACATTAAGTCTAGGAAAGCCTACGATAACTTAGTTGTTGGTGTTCTTTCAGATGACTTTGCCCAATGTATTGGCGGGGAAGGTGGAGAGAATGATTCCATCAAATATGCCTCAGTAGGAATGGCAGGAAGAGTTAGGGTTAAGGTTACTGGGAAAGTTGAAATTGGTGATTTACTCGTTTCTTCTCCGATTGAAGGTGTTGCTATGGCCTCTGAACAGTATATCCATGGAACAGTAATTGGGAAAGCTCTAGAATCACATAGCGGAGATGGAATCGATCGAATTTCGATGTTGGTAATGATGATATAAAAGACTGGGGGAAGAAACCCTAGTCTTATTTATTAAGAGAGGAAGAGTTTATGTTAGAACCTAAAAACGGACTGCATGTAACCTCGCTTGATAACGAGCAATGGCAAGACTATTTCTCCAAATTAATAATGAGTAGCAATGAACAGCCAGCAGAGGGTTGTACTCTTGATCCTGACCTCAAGGTGAAGAATATTACTTTTGTCGTTACTGAAAGATGTAATCTCGCCTGTACTTATTGTTATGAGACACACAAAACCGGTGCTGTAATGACCAGAGAAATCGCCAAAGATGCTGTGGATTTTCTCTTTGATAAGGAGAAGGTCAATGATTATTTTAGCGAAGAACGGAGTCCTGGTGTAATACTTGAGTTTATAGGCGGGGAACCTTTACTTGAGATAGACTTAATGGACTTTATCGTCGAGTATTTTAAATTCAAGGCTTTTGAAGCGGGAAGTCCTTGGGCAACCAACTACATGATAAGCATGACATCAAATGGGATCCTCTTCGATACCCCAAAAGTGGAACAATTTATAAAAAGAAATCCAAACAGAGTGAGCATAGGAATAACAATCGACGGAAACAAAGAGTTACACGATGCATGTAGGGTTTTCCCTGACGGTAGTGGCAGTTATGATACAGTCGTTAAATCAGTTAAAAAATGGATTGAGTTAGATAGCCAACCTAGCACAAAACTCACGTTATCACCTGATAATGTGAGTTATTTATTTGAAGCTACGTTAAATCTTTGGAATTTAGGAATTCCAATTGTGTTCTCAAACTGTGTATTTGAAGAAGGTTGGAAACCCGAACACGCTAAGATATTTTATGACCAATTAATTAAACTAGCAGATTATATGCTAGAAAACGAATCTTATAAGCACAATTTTATCTCCCTATTTGATGAAACAATCGGTAAACCATTAACGGAAGATCGAAATTGGTGCGGAGGTAACGGTTCTATGCTTGCAATAGCACCTGATGGCAGATGCTTTCCTTGTATCCGGTTTATGAAGTATTCCTTAAGTGAGCCAGGGAGAAAGGAACAACCCATAGGGGATATTTGGCGTGGTTTAGATGCTAAAGGCGAGAATGTGTGGTTAAACAAACTTTGTCAAATTACTATGTCCAGTCAGTCTACAGATAAATGTAATAAATGTCAGATTGCTTCAGGATGTGCTTTATGTACTGGATACAATTATGACAAATTTGGTGATCCAAATCATAGAGCTACTTTTATTTGTGATATGCACCATGCGAGAGTTAAGGCTAACATCTATTACTGGTCTAAACTCTATAAAAAACTTGGTCTTGATAGGACTTTTCAGAACAATATTCCAAAAGATTGGTTAATAATATGAAATATTTTAAATGAAGAGAGGAGGAATGCTCTATGAGTTGTTCTCTTTGTTCAGGAACGTGTAACACTACTTGTAGTGCTAACTGTCAAAGTGCTTGCCATATTGCCTGCGATTCTGGTTGCACTGGTGGTTGTTACACTGGTTGTACAGGATGTGGAAGTGGTTGTGCTAACGGTTGTGTTGGTTCTTGCACCGGATATTGTACTGCTTGTTCTCAAGGATGTAATAGTAACTGTACTGGAAATTGCACCGGAGGATGTAACACTCAATGTACTACTACTTGTACCGGAGGATGTAACACTACTTGTACTGGACATTGTACTGGTGGGTGCAACACTACTTGTACTGGTGGGTGTACGGGTTGTAACACGACATGTACAGCTACTTGTGCTAATGACTGCACAGGTGGGTGTAAGGGTGGTTGTAATACGGGTTGTAACACTACTTGTTCTAGTTGTGCTTCAGGATGTTCTACTTGTACTAGTTGTACTGGTTGTACGGGAACTTGCACTGCCGTTTGTGCAAATACTTGTACTATGAGTTGTACCGGTATTTGCGGAAATGCTTGTTCAGGAAACTGTACTGCAAGTTGTAAAGGTAGTTGTACTGCAACGTGTGCAGACGATTGTACAGGTGGATGTAAAGGTGGATGTAATACTACTTGCAATACGGGTTGTAACACGACATGTACTGCTACTTGTGCTAACGACTGCACAGGGGGATGTAAAACAACATGTACAGGTACTTGTTCTGGTGATTGTAATAATGCTTGTTTATCAAGTAGTGCTTCGGCAACAATTGCTAATTTAGGGGCAAATATTAAAAATCATGGACAAGTACAACCAAATGATTTTATCGAACTCAAAAACGCGATAACTTATGAAATCTCAAGACGAAATTACGACTTGTCCTCTGCGTATGACTACTCGGTGCAACCTGCTTCCGGAGTACCAATTTATAGAGAATATGCCCAAAAAATATTTGACGAAGTACATTACTTTAACTCAGCAAAAACTCCTATAGTTACTGATGGTATTATTCGAACAAGCGATTTTACAGATACAATTTCTTATATTCAATCCCTAATGTCTGCTAATGTTAAATAAGGAGGAACAAAAATGACAAACAATGAAACGACTATTTTGGCATCGTTACTTTCTTTGAGTGATAAAGTGCTTTCCAACGATTTGAATGTCGATGCTGAAATTAACAGTATTAATGCGATTACAGCTAATAATACCAATTATGATTCCATTATTAGTGATACAATCGATATGTTATGTACTGATAGTACCAAGGAAAATTATGATGTTGTGGTAAAGATAGTTTCTGGCTTAACTTCCATTGCTAGTAATAAAGAGGTTATTCTTGCAATTTTGGAGGCTAATCACATTGATTATAATGACACTCAAGCTATTTCGGAATACGTCGATAAGGCTTTGGCTAGTACAATAAACAATTTCAGGTATTATACAACCGTTGTGCGAATGGCTATTGTTTTGGGTGATAGTGCCAAAATTAAAAGTGCCATTGATAAAATCCAGTCGTTGGGGGTTTAATGATGGAAATTATTCAGGCAGAGAATTTATTAGATGAGGTTAAGGATCTCTCTCCCGAGCAAAGAATATTTGTAGGATTTCCAGAAAATGTGCGTAATAGATTAGAGTTATTAAGCTTACAAATTAAGTCTGCTGAAAACCTTTTCCAATCCTATATTAATAGTACGAGCGAAATCGCATCGGAATTAAATTTAACTAAATTCCTGAATCTCTATACCGATTTGGCGCGTGAAAAGGATGAGCTATTTCGTGACACGGTTATAAAATGCTTGGGCACTGAGGTTTATAGCTACATTATTTGTCCCCAAAATGGCTTATTCTACATGCTGGATTCAAGGGTAAATAAGCTAGTTATTGGTAAAAGAGGATTAAAACAACTTCAAATAAAGTGAGAACCATAACTGTAGCCCCAGGCGCCTTCGAAGGCGTTTTTATTATGTCCAAAAACGAGAGGCTGGTGAAAACGTGAACATACGAGAATTTAGTTTTAGCTCCTTCATGGCTGCCGTTGGAACGGTCTTGAGCGCATGTCTGGGTGGGTGGGATAGGGGATTACAAGCGCTCGTATACTGCATGATTATTGATTATGCGTTTGGGTTGTTAGGTGCAATAAAAAACAAAAACGTAGACAGCGAGATGATGTTTTGGGGAGGCATCCGGAAGGGGGCTATCCTAATGGTCGTTTCTATTGCTGTTATGCTGGATGGCCTAGTCGGAAATAGCGAGCCTATTTTTCGAACGATGGCTGTTTATTTTTATGTTGGCCGAGAAGGGTGGTCCATTACTGAGAACCTGGGCATCCTTGGAGTGCCTTTACCAGACGGATTGCGCCGTGTTCTAACCCAATTGCAGGATCAGGATCAAGACAAATAAAAAGGGAAGGTGAAGAAGTGATTGATTTAATAGATATGATCTTCGACCCTGGCCATGGTGGCGCGGATCCAGGGGCCGAGGGGCCAACGACATCAGAGAAAAACAACGTTCTCGTGCTGGCCAAGAAAACTGCAGCATACTTAGTCTCAACCGGAAGATTCCGCGTTAAGTTTACCCGGGAAACAGATAAAGATTTCTGCAACGGAGCTTACAGTGAAAATCTTGACTTAAAGAATCGGGTTGCTATAGCCAATGCCTTAGGTGGCAAAGTATTCGTTGCCCTTCACAACAATTCAGCAGCCGGAAATGCTTACGGTAATGAAGTATACGCTTCAGCGGTTGGTGGAGAAGGGGAGAAACTAGCTAAAGCTATTCACTCCCGAATGGTTACACTCGGAATGGTTGATCGCGGGGTTAAGTTCGCTGGGTGGTATGTATGTAAGT